GAAGTCTAACAAGAAGCCGCGAAAGCAGAAGCGCAAGTCCCCAGAGTCTCAAATAAAGAGACTCCACTTCTTACAGAGAAGTGATGCCTTTGCTATTGACTCCATCAATCCAGTGGATATCATTGGGGCACAGAGACTGATCATGTACAACACAAAGAACAAGAAAGCCACTCTGCTTATTGCAGTTGAACCAAAAAGCGGACTTGCCGTAAAGGGATCAACCATTATTGGATTTGATTCAGCAAAGTCTTTTGAGAAGACTGTTCGGAATCCTGATGAGTTCCTGAAGAATCAGAATGACTGCCGAAAGACAGTTGTGTCTGCTATTCGTTACCTTACGGGATTGAAGACTAAGAGTAGCGAACCCACGGGTCGCGTAAACAGTAATTGCCTCATTCTACAGGTACAGTAATGATTCTCGTTGACAACACGCAGGTATTGATGTCGTCTATCTTTGCACAGCATAGAGATGTTGCAGCCATTGATGAAGACCTAGTTCGACACATGGTACTCAACACATATCGCATATATCGCAAGAAGTTTTTCCGCGAATACGGCGAACTAGTTATATGTGAAGACTCAGGCTCTTCTTGGCGGCGGCAGTTCTTTTCCCACTACAAGGGAAAGCGCAGACAAGACCGTAAAGAGAACGAGGCTCAATGGACTCGGTTCTATGAGATAATGAATAAGATTAGGGATGAGGTTGCTCTGCATATGCCCTATCGAAATCTGGCAGTTCAAGGCTGTGAAGCCGATGATCTTATTGCCTATCTTGTGAAACGATTTGCTCCCACAGAGAAGATGCTTGTGTTGAGTGGAGACAAGGACTTCTCTCAACTGCTTATTCATCCAAGTGTGCGGCAGTACGCTCCCCTTCAGAAGAAGTTTGTTGAAGTAGACAATCCTAAGCAGTTTTTGCTTGAGCATATTGTCCGAGGAGACTCGTCTGATGGAGTTCCAAATATTCTATCGGATGATGACTGCTTCATGGTGGAAGACAAACGACAGAAGCCCATTACGAAGAAGCGTATGGATGAACTGCTAAACTATTACGCGGAGCATGGAGTGGTGCAAGAAAAGCACCAAGCGAATTGGAATCGAAACAAGACACTCATTGATCTGCTCCACATCCCATCCGAGTACGAAGAAAAAATTGAAGTGAATTGGAATACACCTTTTACACCCTCTCGTAGCAAGATTCTTGGCTACATGATAGAGAAGGGTTTGCGTAACCTTATTTCTGATATTGAGGACTTTTGATATGTTTGAGCGCAACAACCGTGACTACGACAGTAGCGACCCGAACGCAAAGAAGGCTCGTAAGAGTGTGGAGCGAAAGCATAAGAGCAGCCGCCGCCACGATCAGAAAGAAATTTTGAAACGATTTGTGGAAGACTCTAATGCAGGAAAGCGAGAAGATTATGACAACGAAGACCAAGACTAATGTGGTGAAGATTTCCAAGCGAACACTTGATATCCTCAAGAACTTTGCTAGTATTAATTCAGGAATTCTAGTGAACGAGGGCAACAAGTTGAATACCCTGTCGTCCACGAAGAATATCCTTGCCGAAGCAAAGGTGGATGAAACCTTTGCGAAGTCGTTTGCTATTTGGGATTTAAACAAGTTCTTGGGAACGGTGAGTCTGTTCAAGGATCCTGAGTTCGTGTTTGAGGACAACTACATCACCGTGAAGTGCGGAAACTCAAGTGTTCGCTACTACTATTGTGATCCTCGTCTAGTGACTTCCACAAGCAAGAAGATTAGTATGCCGTCCCCTGTGGTGCAGTTTGATTTGAAGTCGAAGGACTTTGCAGAGATCATCAAGGCGGCTTCGGTGCTTCAGGTAACCCATCTGTGTGTGCGATCATCGGCAGACGGCAAGCACATTGAACTTGCAGCCACAGACAAGGCAGACAAGACTTCCAACTTCTATTCGGTGATTGTGGGAGAGAATGCTTCGGGTGCCACATTCGACTTTATCTTTGATGTGGATAATCTAAAGATTCTTCCAGGTGATTACGCTGTTGCGATTTCGGAGAAGGTGGTCAGTTCCTTCACGAATAAGAATGAACCTCTGACCTATTGGATTGCCCTGAACGCAGACTCAACATACAAGGCTTAAAGTGATCTCAACAGAAACCGTGAAGGGATTGTGGTGCGAAAAGTATCGACCACAAACCGTTGCTGATTGTATTCTTCCATCTGAAACGCATGACCTGTTCCTGCAAATGGCAGAGCGAGGCGAACCGCAGAATCTACTACTGAGTGGAGGAGCGGGTTGTGGCAAGACTTCTATTGCTAGAGCCTTGTGTAATGATTTGGGTTGCGACTATATTGTGGTGAACTGCTCTGAGGACGGAAACATTGATACTCTCCGTACCAGAATCAGAAACTTTGCGTCCACGGTGTCTCTCACCGAAGGCGTAAAGAAGGTGGTGATATTGGATGAGTTTGACTACTCCAATGCACAGTCCACACAGCCAGCACTTCGGGGTTTCATTGAAGAGTTCTCTACCAACTGTCGGTTCATTCTCACCTGTAATTTTAAAAATAGAATCATTGAACCTCTGCACTCCCGATGCACCTGTATAGATTTTCGTATACAGCAGAAGGAGAAGGCTCAGATTGCGGTGAAGTTCCTGAAACGAGCCACCGAGATTCTAGAAGCCGAGGGTATTGAATACGAACCCAAGGTGGTGGCTCAACTCATTACAAAGTACTTTCCTGACTTTCGGCGTACCCTGAACGAACTTCAGCGGTATTCTGTGAGTGGAAAGATTGATGTGGGCATTCTTCAGACCCTTGGGGATGTGCAGATCCGCGACTTGGTGAAGCACATGAAGGCAAAGGAGTTTGCCAATGTTCGTAGGTGGGTGGTGGACAACCTAGACAACGATCAGACACGGGTGTACCGCGCAATTTACGATAGCCTGTGTGATACGGTTGAGGGTGGGTCTATTCCCCAAGCCATTCTTATTCTTGCAGACTACCAGTACAAGGCGGCGTTTGCTGCGGATCACGAGATTAATCTCACGGCTTGCCTTGTGCAACTAATGATGGAGATCAAGTTCAAGTAATGGCACGGAATCGCAGCGTAAAAAAAGGCAGAGTCTTCAAAGATTTCAAGGACAGGCGTGAGTATCAGACTGCGTTGACCCCTGATGATTTTCCTGATCCCCCGTATTACTCCATAATGCCTAAAGAAATACGGCAAATGATGAAACAGGATATTACCCGTTTGACAAGGGTTCAACTAGATGAACTGTTCCGCATCAGCAAGCAGTACAGAAAAGAATATAACCGCAGAAAGAGTAGCCGATGACTCACACCCTGAGTGATTATTTAAATGCGATCAATGTTTCAAAGGATCCGCTACTAGACAGTAGCGAGTCTTACACGAAGCAGTCGTATCCACCGTTCGTGGTTACCCGTTGCCTGTCGTACTTTCCTGATACCCTGTTCGCAGCAAACGAGATGAATACTCGTCCACTTATAGATTCAAAAATGCACTTTGACTTCCTGCGGGGAGCAGTTCGTCCCCGCAAGCGGTTCTCCAAATGGCTAAAGCGGGAAGACGATAGTCGTGTGGCGGCTCTAGTGGAGTACTACGGTATATCTTCCCGCAAGGCGCGAGAAGCCCTGTCTGTGCTGTCTGAAGCCGATCTAGAGGAGATTGTTGCGGCTGTGGATAAAGGTGGACGAAGCAAATAATCTAAATACTTCCATGTGCGGTTCCGAATTATCAGGAGTGAGCAGAACATGGAAGCAGACGAACGATATATTGATCTTGAAACCACTGATCTGCTAGAGATCAGTCTACAGAAACCCGATGACTTTCTTAAAGTCCGTGAAACCTTGACGCGTATTGGCGTTTCGTCTCGCGCAGAAAAGAAGTTATGGCAGTCATGCCATATTCTGCACAAGAAGGGTAAATATTACATTGTGCATTTCAAGGAAATGTTTGCCCTAGACAGTTTGCCTACCTCCATAAATAGTGAGGACATTGGACGGCGTAACACCGTTGCGTGTCTCCTTGAGGAGTGGGGGCTGATTAAGATCGTGGACAAAACCAAGATTACAGAAAAAGTGCCACTCAATAAAATAAAGATCCTTCCATTCAAGGAGAAGGGTGAGTGGGAATTGTGTCCTAAATATCACATCGGTCGTTCCAAGAAGAACATTAAGACCGAAGAGTAGACAACGGAGATTTATATTATGAGCAGACTTGTGATCAAGTTCCCTACGCGGAACCGACCCGAAAAATTCAAAACCGTCTTTTCCCGCTACCTCACCTTTTTGAGTGGACGGCATGATGTTCGTTTCATCCTGACAATGGATGAGGATGATCTCACCATGAATAATCCTGAAATGCACCAGTGGATTGCCACTCGCGCACAGAATGCACAGATTGAGTGCTTCTACGGAAACTCTAAGTCCAAGATTGAAGCCTGTAATGCCAACCTAGAAGGCGTTGACGGCGATGTGCTGCTGCTTGCTTCTGATGACATGGTGCCCGTGCAGATGGGTTACGATGATATAATCTTTGGTGCTTTCTCTCAAACCTTTCCTGACTTTGATGGTGCAATCAAGTTTTGGGATGGGCTGCGTCCAAAGGAAGATCCGCTGATGACTCTCACAGTCATGGGCTTCCCCCTGTACAAGCAATTCGGATACATTTACAATCCTGAGTATAAGTCTCTGTACTGCGACAATGAGCAGACACAGGTTTGTGCCACGCTGAACAAACTGCGCCGTTGTGACTTGTGCATTATTCAGCACCAGTGGACGAGTGAACCGTTTGACACCCTCCACGCTCGTAACGAGAACGCCGAGATGTACGGTGTGGACGGTGAAACATTCAAGCGTAGATCCGAAAACAAATTTAACATGGAGGAAATGTTCAATGCCAGTACCAGCAAGTGAAATCAAGTTCAGCATTCTGATGCTGGCTATCCCCGAACGCATCGAATCCATGACCGCTGCGGTCAAGCACCTACAAGAGCAAGCCGATGCTGTAGGACAAGGCAAGGCTGTAGAAATTCTTGTGCTACTCGACAACCGCTCCAAGAGCATTTCCGAAAAGCGCAACGACCTCTTGCAAATAGCACGGGGCAAGTACATTGCGTTCTTGGACGATGACGATGCAGTTAGTAAGGAATATATGGCAAAGATTATTACAGCCATTGATACCTATGACGGTATTGACTGCATCTCGTTTAACCAGTGGTGTAGTATTGACGGTGAACCAATGGATGTAGAGTTTGCCATTGGAAATCCTCACGGGCAGTTGTGGCGTGACGAAGACGGTTTCCTTGGCAATATTAAGCGTCCTCCGTACCATATGTGCCTGTGGCGCAGCGAAATTGCCAAGAGTGAATTGTTTAATCCTGTGTACGGAGCCAATGGTCAGTCTTCTGAAGACATTGATTGGTTGCTTCGCCTGTATCCAAAGATTCAGACGGAGCACCACATTGATGACTCCCTGCACGGGTACATCTACAGTTCACAGACAACCACTTCCCTTGTTCCACAGGAGCAGCAATGAAAGTAATCTCGTTCAGCCTGTGGGGCGATAAGCCCACATATACCGTTGGTGCGATCAAGAATGCCGATCTTGCGGCTACACTGTTTCCTGATTGGACTTGTGTGTTTTATTGCTTTAGTTCTGTTCCAAAGGAAATAATTGCAGAACTTCAATCCCGCAAGAATGTGATTGTGCGGATGATAGACGGTGATTACAATACAGAAGACAGCCGTGGAATGTTCCACCGATTCCTTCCCGCTGACGAAGAAGGCGTAGAGTACATGATGTCTCGTGACACAGATTCTCGTTTATCCCATCGTGAGCGGCTTGCTGTTGAAGAATGGTTGGCTAGTGGAGCCGATCTTCATGTTATGCGTGATCATCCTTATCACGGTGCGCCAATACTTGGTGGTATGTGGGGTGTTAAGGGCGGAAAACTCAAGGGAATTTCTCGCGATATGGAAGAGTTTCAGCCAAGCAGCGATAAGGGACAAGACCAGTCTTTCCTGTGGGAATGGGTGTGGAGCAAGGTTACTGATGATGAAATCACCTGCTGTGTACACGATCCATTTTTTCAGAAGGCTCCATTCCCTACTGGTGCTACTCGTGGAGAAGAGAATGGTGGAGTGTGGTTCGTGGGACAATGTTTTGACGAAAACGAAAACCACAACAGCGAATCAGATATTTCCGTATTGCAGAAAGCAGAAACCATATGATTGATCCATGTCTCACCCATATTCCCATTCTCGCAAAGTGCATCTCCAAGTTTGGTGGAAATGTACTTGAGTTTGGCACAGGAATGGGGTCTAGTCCAATTATGTGTACTCTAGTCGAAGGAGAACTTTGTTCTTTTGAGTCCAATGAATCTTGGCACAAGATGATGAGTTCGGAAGTTCATGGAAAGAATCTGTGGAAGAAGCCCAACCACAATTTGCATTTCATCCCTAATGGAAATTGGGATGCAGTGTACGATATCGTTGATTGGAACAAGCATTGGAGTATTGCTTTTGTGGATCACGCTCCTGGTGAACGGCGTATTGTAGACATCCTGCGTCTGAAGGATAAGGTTGATGTGATCTTGTATCACGATTCTGAAGAGCCATCATACGGTTGGAAACACTTGGAAGGACATTTCAGTTCGATCTATGACTACAATATGTTTCCTGTAAAGACTACGGTTGTCAGCAACAAATATGATTTGAAAGAGTTGCTTGGATGAAAACCGCAGTAATAATCTCTGGTGATGCACGAACATTCGTGGATTGTTACCCTTCCCTGAATGCCTGTATTCTCTCTCAAAATGATTGTGATTTATTTTTGCATCTTTGTGAGGATACAAATACAGAACAAGTTCTGAAAACATATTCTCCAAAGCGATTCGTGGTGGAGAATAAATCTTCTGTTGTGTTTCCTGTTCCCGCCGCTTGTGAATCAAACAAGCCTCCCGAAGTAAACTCATTTGGAGTCATGTGTCAGTGGAGAAACATTGAGATTGCATTCGGTTTGATTGACGGCGAATACGATTGCATCTTGAAGACTAGATACGATTTAAAATACACTAATCCAATCATACTCAAAGATTTTGATATGAATATGTTGAATGTTCCTCTTGGTGGAGATTGGCGTGGAGGTATGTTCGACATGATGGCTTTTGCTTCACCAAAAATTATGTCCAATTATTGTTCCATGTTCAAGAGAATTGGTGCATACTGCGAGAGCGGTATCCCGTGTCATTCGGAGATACTCAATCGCCATAACACTCGTGACGAGGTGGTGAACCGTTTTGAATACACCGTTCTACTGCGAAAGCAGTTTGATCGCGGATACATAGAAGACAGAGTTTTCACTTTGAGGTGACCCGTGATTGATATCGTGACACTTTCTTGTAATGATGACCCCATCTACTGGGAGTTCTGGAATCCCATTTCCAAGCATTGGAAGCAGAAGTTCGGGATTCATCCCGTTCTGTTCTATTACGGGAAGGAAAATCCTGAACTGTCCAATGAACACGGAACCGTGGTGTATCAAGATGCAGTAGAAGGAGTTCCTGATTATGTTGCTGCAACTTGGGGGCGGTTTTGGGTTACAAAATTCTTTCCTAATAAGATGTGTCTTGTCAGCGACCTTGATATGTTTCCGCTATCGCGTCAGTTCTTCTTGAACGCAGAACCAAAAACAAATGCATATACTCATCTAAACGCAGATGCTTACCATGTCGGGAACTTTGACTGCTGGAAATCTAATGGAGTCACGGTTCCTGTTTGTTACCATTTAGCAACATCAGAAATGCTTAACTCCGTCTATGACTTTTCTGATTCGTTTGCCGATGAGATGCAGAAACTACTCAACCGAGACTACAGCGAATACACGAGCGGATTTGCGTCTACTCCCGAAGCGCATTTGCAGAAGGCAAGTGCTGCCAATGGCGGTATGTGGGGAATAGACGAAATGTATTCGTCCTCACTCATACGAGAGTACTATCGTAGAGGTGGAATCGTGGATACAGGTCATCGAATTCTTCCTCAAAATAGACTGTGTAGATCACGGATTTCATCACAACTTTCTGCATTTGATTCAGGAACACATATTGACTTTCATTCGATTCGTCCGTACAATGCTTACGCAGCAGACATTCAACTCCTATTGGAAAGAGGCACAGCGTGAATATTCAATGCGTATTGTTTGATCTTGATGGCGTTCTTGTGAATGCCTGTGAATGGCATTATATTGCATTGAATGCTGCCATGCGAGAAATAGTTGGGTTTGAAATATCTAGAGAAGACCATATTAGTAAATACAATGGCTTGCCAACTGCTGTGAAGTTGGGTATGCTTGGATTGGAAGCCCCTACTGCTACACGAATTGAAGTATTAAAGCAGATGAAAACGCTTGAAATTATAGCGGAACATTCACAAATTATGCCAGAGAAACAGGAACTGCATTCTTATCTGAAAAGTCAGGGCATTAAGATTGCCTGTGTAACAAACTCTATCCACACTACCGCAACCGCAATGCTGCGACAGACGGGACAAATCAATTTCATGGACTTGGTTGTTAGTAACGGAGATGTTCCGCTAAACAAACCACATCCAGATTGTTATAACTTTGCTGTGAAGACTCTTGGTGTTGATCCATCTGCGTGTCTTTGCGTTGAGGATTCTCCCAAGGGCATTATTGCTGCTCGTGCATCATGTGTTCCTAATCTATGGGTGGTTTCAAACCCTTCGGATGTAACTCTTGAAAACTACAAGGAGATTGTGAAATGAAGATACTGATTCCTATGGCTGGACAGGGCAGCAGATTTGCTACGGAAGGCTACACCTTTCCAAAGCCGCTTATTGATGTTGACGGCAAGCCCATGATCCAAAAGGTAGTGGAAAATCTTAACTTTTCCGCAGAGTTTATCTTTCTTGTTCGCAAGGAGCATCTACGCAAGTACGAAGGTCTTTCGGATACCCTTCATCGGATCACGGGTGGACAGGCGAAGATTGTGGAGGTTGAAGGATTGACTGAGGGTGCTGCTTTTACCGCTCTACTTGCCAAGGAACATATCAACACCGATGAAGATCTTCTAATTGCAAACTCTGATCAGGTGATCGAATACCGCCCCGAAAATTTCCTCACTATGAAGAACATGACCACGGCAGACGGAATCGTGTTCACATTCAACGCAGTTCATCCCAAGTGGTCATTTGCTAAAGTTGATGATGCAGGATTTGTAACGCAGGTGGCAGAGAAGGTTCCAATTTCAAATATTGCCACCTGTGGTATCTACTGGTATCGCAAGGGCAAAGATTTTGTTGAGGCGGCTGAAAGTATGATTGCCAAGAATATCCGCGTCAACAATGAGTTCTATATCGCGCCAGTATACAATGAAATGATTGGTGTGGGAAAAACTGTAATTCCATTCTTCGTACAGCAGATGCACGGGATTGGAACTCCAGAAGACCTACAAACATTTTTGAATAAGGGATTATGAAGATCGTTTCACACAGAGGGAACTTGAATGGGAGAAATCCTGAAAAAGAGAATCACCCATCATATATCCAAGCAGCAATAGATGCTGGTTATGATGTTGAGGTGGATGTGTGGTATGTTGACACACAGTTCTATCTTGGACATGATTGCCCTCAATACCAAGTATGTGGTACTTGGCTAAAGGAACTACAGAGTGTGTTGTGGTGTCACGCAAAGAACCCTTCTGCGCTTGAGCAAATGCTTGCTATTGGACTGAACTGCTTTTGGCATGAGACGGATCGCTATACCATGACAAGCCGTGGTATTCCGTGGTGTTATCCTGAGAACTACATCACAGGAGGCATCACCGTGATAAAAGAATCTCCTACGAATAAAACCACATCAGAAGATATGCTTGGAGTTTGTACTGATTACCCCGAAGACTGGAGCAAATAATGAACAAGCCGCTAATCCTAGCCTCACATTATTCAGAAACCCTGACATGGTTGGTAAATCAGAGCCAATACGATTTCGTTGTCTACTCCAAGAATGAAGTAGAGGTTTCCAAGTACAACATTTCTCCTGAGCGGGTTGTGTTGCTGCCGAACAAAGGAAAGGAAACCTCTTCATATCTAAAGTTTATTATTGATCGGTACGATTCTCTTCCCGACCATGTGGCTTTTTGCCACGGACACGACACCGCTTGGCATCAAGACCGAACTGTGTTTGCTGCACTTCAGGATTATTGTGGGCAGGAGTTTTACACACTTAATAATCCGTATTACCGTAATCTGTTGTTTGAAGGATGTCCTGACCAGATTGTTTGGGATCACATGAAACTAGCATGGCACTGTATTGACTTGCCGTTCCCGTTAAAACTTGAACACACAATGTCTGCACAGTTTGTGGCTCCACGAGAGTCTATC